CTCCGGCACGCTCTCGCCGAGCAGCTCGACGCCGTGAAGTCCTTCGACGCCGGGCCGGAATCCTACGCGGATACGCTCGCCCGCGTGATCCGCGAGCGCGACGAGCTCAAGGCGCGCGTCGAAGAGCTCGAGCTCGCTCTCGAGGTCGTCATGTCGAGATCCGCGTGAAGGTCGAGCAGCAGGATCCGGATCCCCGCGATCTCGCAGAGTGCCGCGCGAAGACGCGGCGACGCTCTGAGGATCACGACCGGCAGCGGCGATTGACGCCGGCTTATCTTCTCGAGCCGCTTCGTGAGCTGCTCGGGGGGTTCGATCTCGACCCCTGCACCGAGCCTGATAATCCGACGGGGGCGCGAGCGTTCTTCTCGCTTCCCGCCGACGGATGCTCTGAACCGTGGGGGGCGGCTAGAACCGTCTTTGTCAATCCACCCTATGGCGAAGCTCGGGCTCGCTGGATAGACCGCTGCATCGAAGAGAGCTCGCGGAAGATCGCGCTCTTGATCCCCTGCCATACCGAAACCCGGGCGACTCAGCGCGCGATCGAGGCCGGTGTATCGACACTCTTTATTCGCGCTCGGCTACGCTTCGGGATCCCGAGAGAGAATGGCCGATCTGAGGCGGCTTCGCACGGCTCTATTCTCGTCGGGCTGAACCTTGATCTCTCGCCGCTTGCGGGGCTCGGGGTCGTTCTCTATCGGGGCCGGCCATGAGCTCGCACGGCCCGAGCTGCCCCGAGGGCTGCCGCTGTAAGCGCGTGCGACGCGGGCTCTATCGCCCGATGGGGCCGACCGAAGGCGGGGCTCTCGTGCTCGTGATCGACGAGAAGGGCGAGGGTCTGAACGAATGGGAAAGCTCGTTCCTCGCGCACGTCCGGAGGTTCGATCAGGCGAGCGACTTCACGAAGCGTCAAGTCGCCGCGCTTCGCTCGATCCAGCGGCAGCGGGTTCCGCGCCGGTTCTGGTATCGGGGGCCGGCATGAGCTCCGGCAACGGCTACGCGCGGAGCGGCGACGGCGAGGTCTGGCGACCGCTCCGTTTCGACCCGTGGGGCGCGACTCTGCTCGAGCCTGAGCCGGCCCCGGAGCCGGCGAGCCGATCTGAGATCCTGAGAGCGCGGCTCATGGCCGAGCTCGAGGTTCGCCCGGTCGCCGGCGCGCTGATCGAGCCCCCGACGACGCTCAAGAGCTCGCCGGCAGCGCTCGCGAAGTTCTGGGAATTCAGCGCGTTCGGGTTCTTCCTGCCCGAGCTGCTCACCTATGAAGGGGGTCGAGATGCCTGAAATGGTGCGCGTAACGATGGGGCCGGAAGGCGACGATCGCTTCGACGAGCTGGTTCACGGATCGGGCTCGCTCAGCGACGGGGGCGATCTCGAGCTCGCCGTGAAGCGCGACGGAACCCAGGGCGGGAAACCGGCCGTCGTCGCGTCGTTCACCGTGCGTCTACCGGACGGCGAGATCGCTCGCGTTCAGACCGTGACGACGCTCCGCGTGCTGCTCACGGCGACCGAGACGCTACGCCTCGCCTATCCCGAGCTCTGAGCCGTCCCTAGATCGTGGGGGTTGACTCAGTGTCGCCCCCATGATATAGGGTCGAGCGTCCCGATCTTGCGAGGGTCGGAGCGCGAAAGGGTGCTGAGAGCCAGAGCAAGCCTGCAAGACAAGCTCCGTGAGAGTCGCCGGAACCGTCGAGCTCGAGCCCGAGCTCGCGAGACATCTCAGCGCGCCGGCCCCGAGAACCTCGATCCGTTCTTCCTGCTCTCGCCCCGTGTCCGGAACCTGCTCACCGGCGTTCGCCTCACGAATCCCTTCGTGCAGAACGTCTGGGTTTGGAAGGCGATTTCGGTGATCGCCGAGAACCTAACCCGGATGCCGCTCGAGCTCTTCACCGGCGTTCCGGGCGAGACCGAGACGCCGGCCCCCGACGGCCCGTGGCACGAGCTATTCGAGAACCCTCACCCCGATCTCGACGCTTCGGATCTCTGGCTTCTCACGACCGTCTACGCTCTGCTGCCGCCCGGCGATGCTTTCTGGATCCTGAGAAGCCGGACAGGCGGCGATCTCATGCCGAGCGAGGTTCCGAGATGGGCTGAGCCCGTTTCGGGCCGGTTCCTCAAGTCGAACGTCGGCGCGAACGGAATCGTTCGGTCGTGGGATTTCAGCCGGGCCGGCTCCGGCGTCGTCGAAGAGCTGCTTCCGCACGAGCTCGTGCAGTTCCGGCTTCCGAACCCGTGGAATCCTCGCCGGGGGCAAGCCCCGATCGAAGCCGCGACGAGCGAGGTCGAGAGCGACCTTCTCGCCGGCGAGCACAATCGGACGATGCTCAAGGACGGGGGGCAACCCGACGGCGTGCTCGAGGTCAAGGACGAGAACACGTCGTTCTCGAAGGAAGAGGCCGACCTTCTCGCCGAGGACTGGCGCGAGCGCTTCGGGGGCGCGCAAGGGCAGCGGGGCCGGCCGGCGATCCTGCCGGGGGGCCTCTCGTTCAAGCCGACGACGGTCTCGCACAAGGACATGCAGTTTTCGGATCAGCGGGTTTGGAGCCGCGAGGCCGTCGCGGCAGCCTACGGCGTTCCGCTGTTTCTTATGGGGGTCGTTTCCGACGTTCACCGTGAGACGAGCCGCGAGGCGATCCGGTTCTTCTGGCGGGAGACCGTGATTCCGCTCGCGACGCGCTTCGCCCGATCCCTCGATTCCAGGCTCTTCCGGAACCGGGGCGCGGGAAAGACGCTCGCGAGGGCCGGGGCCCGCGGGGCAGTCTGGGCCAAATGGAACACCGAGGACGTCGAAGCGCTCCGCGAGGAAGCGCTCGAGCGGCGTCGAACGGCCGAAGTCGACCGGCGCCTCGGAATCCCGCTGAACGAAGTGATCCGGAAGCATTCGCTCGGATACGACGAGCAGGAAGGCGGCGACGTCGCGCTGATTCCCGTCGGTTGGGAACGGCTCGACCTTCTCACCGTCGACGATCCCTTCGCGACGGGCCCGACCGAGCCGAAGCCCCCGGAAGAGCCAGACCCCGAAGACGACGACGAGCCGAAGGATCCCGGCGATCCGGAGGCCGACCCCGACGGCGAGGGCGCGAGCGAGGGCGAGGACGAACGCGCCTTCCCCCGGCTGATCTCCGCGCCTTCGCCGCTCTCTCTTCCCGTGCGCGCCAGCGACAAGGCTCGACGCGAGCAGCACGAGCTCTATCTTCGCGGCGTTCACGGCCCCGGCGAGCGGCGTCTCAAGCGCAAGGTCTCGGGGTTCTTCTACGGCCGGCGCGCCGAGACGCTCGAAGAGCTCCGAAGGCTCGACGAGCAGCGCGCCGGCGTCTCGCTCGGCCAGCTCGCCCGCGAGCTCGAGCTGCTACGGTCGGGCCCGTATCCCGAGCTCCGCGAGCTGCTCGAGGGGCGCGCACCGTGGACCGAGGAAGTCGACGATCTGGCGGCTCGAGCTCTGCGCGAGATCAGCGACGGAGCGGTCGAGCAATGGCTCGCCGAGCAGCGGAAGCGATGGGATCAGATCCTTCTCGATCAGACGAATCCGATCGTCGGCGAGATCGTCGAGGCCTCGCTCGAGCGTCTCGGCGAGCAGCTCGGGGGCAGTCTGAACGTCGCGAGCGCGGCTCACCCGGCGATGCTCGAGTTCATGGAAGCTCAGGGGGGCCGGCGAATCGTCGTGAACGAGACGCTGCAGAAGGGCATCCGGCGAGCTCTGCTCGCGGGGCTCGGGCAGAACGAGAACCTCGCGGAGCTGCAGACGCGGATCCGCTCGGTCTTCGCGATGTCTCAGCGTCGTTCCCTCACGATCGCCAGAACCGAAACAGGCATGGCAGCCGTCGGGGCGAAGGCCGAAGCCTACGGCCTCGAAGGCGTCGAGAATCATTCATGGCTCACGGCCGGCGACGAATTCGTGAGCAGCGGGAAGCCCGGCGAGAGCCGGAATCACTACGTTCTCGACGGGATCAGCATTCCCGTCGGCGGGAAGTTCGCGAACGGGCTTCGGTATCCCCTCGACTCTGCCCCCGGCAAGGCGAGCGAGGTCTGCAATTGCCGGTGCGACTCGCTGCCGGAATGAGGAAACCATGAGCAAGAGAGCACGCGAAGCGATCGCCCGGAAGGGCGGGATTGTTCCGCGCGGAGCGGTCTCAATCGTCGGCGAGCACCCCGAGACTATCGTTCCGCTGAACGCGATTCGGGGGCGCGGGTTCCGGCTCGGGCCCGACGTGCTCGAGGGGCTCGAGCTCAATCCGGGCCAGCTCGAGAGCCAGCTCGCGAACGAGCTCGCGCTTCCGGGCCCCGACCGCGAGCTGAGCGACGACGCCGTGATCGGCCGGAGCATCCGGGCGACGGTCGGCGTGAGCGTTCGGGCCGTCGACGAGAACGCGCGAACGGTGCGCTTCGTCGCCAGCACGGAAGACGTCGCCCGCGACGGCGATATCGTGCGCGCCGACGGTTGGGTGCTCGAGCAGCTCGAGCGGAACCCGGTCTTTCTCTGGGCCCATTCCTACGGCACGCCCCCGATCGGCCGAATCGTCGAGACGGAGCTCTTCACCGGCAAGGCCGAGAAGAACCCGCGGCTCGAGATCGTCGTTCAGTTCGCCGGCTACGCGGAAGCCTACGATTTCGCCGAGACGGTCTTCCGGCTCTACGCGCACGGCTTCATGCATGCCGTGTCGGTCGGCTTCCTGATCCGGGCCTACGAGAACCCGGATGCCGACGAGAAGAAGAAGCTCGGCCTCGAGCAGTGGGGGATCGTGATCACGTCGGCCGAGCTGCTCGAGGTCTCGGCCGTGCCGGTGCCGGCCGATGCCGGCGCGCTGATCACGAGCTCGCTCAGCGGCATCGCGCGAGGGATCATCTCTCGGGGCGATCTCGAGCGGCTCGCCGAGAACGTCGACGGCCCGACGCGCGAGAGCGTCGACGCCGTTCTGAGAATCACCTATCGAACCGACGAGCTCGAAGCGCGCGTCGACGCGCTCGAGCAGCGTATCGACGAGCTCACGCCGTCGCCGACGGGCGACGAGACGCCGGCCCCGGAAGCCCCCGAGAGGCCGAGCGCGCGTGAGACCGTCTCTTCCGTTCTGAGATCGCGAGGGATCGACGTTCAGCTCGACTCGAGCGCGGATCATGCCCGCTCTGAGGGGCTCGAGCCCGACGATCCTTACGGCCTCGCGAGCGGGATTCGGGGGCTGTTCACGGAACCCTCACCGGAGGTCTAGCATGGACGACGACGACGAGAATCAGAACGCCGGCGCGGTCGCAACCGCGCCGAGCGAGCCGATCCGGACGATCGAGCTCGCCGACAACGCGCCCGCGTGGGCGCGCCAGCTCGCCGACGGAATCGCCGCGCGCGACTCCGAGCACGCTTCCGAGATCACGGATCTCAGGGCGCGGCTCGACGAGCAGCGCAAGCGGGCCGACGAGCTCGCTCTGCAGTGGGGCAGCCGGAACGACGCCGGCAAGCCGAAGGCCGAGAAGCGCGTGAGCTTCTCGAAGATCTGCCGCGCGCTGCTCTCGGGCAACTGGGATCACGCCGGTTTCGAGCGCGAGGTCTGCCGCGATCCGGAGGCCCGGCACGTCGACGCGATGGCCCGTGCCGATCTCGGAACGGGAACCGACGCGACGGGCGGCGTGCTCGTCCCGGAGGAATACCTTCCCGAGATGTTCATCGAGCTTCTCAGGGCGAAGACGATCGCGCTCCGTCTCGGCGCGACTTCGCTCGACGGGCTCACCGGCTCCGTTCGCATCCCGATGCAGGACGGGGGCGGCACGGCCTACATGGTCGCGGAGCACGGCGATATCACCGAGTCGAACCTCACGACCGACGAGCTCACCCTCACCCCGCACGAGATGGCGGCTCTGACCGTCACGTCGAAGCGGCTCGTGATGATGGGCAATCCGAGCGTCGAGGCGATGATTCAGAACGATCTCGCCCGCGTGCTCGGGCTCAAGCTCGACGATCAGGTTCTGCACGGTGACGGCACCGGCGCGAACCTCACCGGCATCGACGCGACGACCGGGATCAACACGACCGCGATGGACGCGGTGCCGACGTTCCTGCTGCTCGAAGCGATGATGTACGAGGTCGAGGCCGACAACGCCGATGAAGGCTCGCTCGGATGGGGTATGAACCCCCGCGAGTGGTCGACGATCCGGCGTATCGTCGACACGACCGGCCGTCCGCTCATGGGGTCGCTCGCCGAAGGCGCGACGAAGCGTCTGCTCGGGCATCCCGTCGCGACGAGCTCGCAGATCCCGATCAATCTCGGGGCCGGCACCGACGAAGGTCGCGTCTTCTTCGGCAACTGGGCCGATCTGATCATCGGCTCATGGGGCGGGCTCGTGATCGAGGTCTCGGGCGAGGCCGGCGACGCCTTCAAGAAGCATCAGCTCTGGATCAAGGTGCTGCGCGAGGTCGACTGCGGCGTGCGGCATCCCGTGTCGTTCGTCGTCGACGACACCGTGCGCCGGAGCTAGTACCGGACAACGGATCACGGCTTGTCGCCGTGTCCTTTCTGAGAGGCCGGCGAGCTCTACGGGGTTCGCCGGCCCGACCCGATCAGGGGGGCGACGATGGATCTCACGACGAGCGCGCTCGTGAAAGCGTATCTCACCGGAGCCGGGGCGACCGTCTACGGCTCCGATATCGACGCCCTTCTAGCCGAGCTCGTCTCGCTCTACTCGGCGCGCTTCCTGAGCGTGCTCGGCCGGCTGGCCGAGAAGACCGAGCGCGTCGTCGATCTCGACGTGCGGGCGCGGCAGACGATCTTTTCCCTGCCGGCCTATCCGATCGACACCGGCGAAACCTTTACGCTCGTGAACGACCCGAATCGCTCGTTCACGGGCGCGGCGGTTTCCTCGAGTAACTACGTCGTCAAGGCCGATCTCGGCGCGTTCGTTCTGGACGTGCCGGAGCTCGTGCCGGGTTACGGCGTGCTCCGCGTGACCTACACGGGGGGCATGGGTGCCGACGCTGCATCGATCGCGGCTGCTTTCCCGGAAATCGCGGAGTTGCTCGCGATCCAGGTCGCGCACCATCTCCAGAGACGCGAGACGCTCGGGGCGACGAACGTATCAGGCGGCGATGGGAATGTCGGGTTCCCGGGAACGCTGAACCTCTTGCCGATGGTGCGGCAGGGCCTCGCACCGTATCGGCGGAAATGGATCGCTTGAGGAAAGGACACGAAGCGATGGTCGACTATCAGGAAGTGCTCGAGCCGCTCGACGAGATCGTCGAGGCCGGCGACGAGAACGCCGGCGAGGTCGTCGAGCTGGCCGACGCGCGGTCGCTCCGCTCGATGATGCGCGCCCCGGACAAGTCGCACGTTCGCCCGCTGATCCGGACGGTCGCGCTGCTGCTCGCGCACATTCAGACCGGCGACGCGAAGGCGAAGGGCAAGCCCGACGACGGCAAGCCCGACGGCGACGACGACGAGAAGCCGGAGGGCTGATCCCTTGGCCGACGACGAGCTTGTCGAAGTGAACGTCGAAGCGCTGCTGCACGTCGCTGAGCACGCGCCAGAGCTGCTCTTCGAAGAGCTGCATCTCGGCTTCACGAAGTTCGGCAGATCGTTCGTCGGCAGCTTCAAGCGTGAGAGGCTCCGCGCGAGCTCGAGCGGCGACGGGGTTCAGACCCGATCCGGCTCGCTCTCGCGGAGCTTCTCGAGCTTCGTCACGGGGCAGCGTCTTGACACGCTCGCCGTTCAGATCGGCTCGGATTCACCCTATGCTCGGAAGCAAGAGGAAGGCGGCGAGATCCGGCCCGTTCGCGCTCAGTTTCTCACGATCCCGCTCGAGGCGGCGAAGACGCCCGCGGGAGTTGCGCGCGGTCCGGCCCGGTCTTTCCCGAATACGTTCATCACGACTTGCTCGCTGAGCGGGGCTCTCATGATCTGGCAGGAAGGCGAGCCGGACGTTCCGCTTTTCCTGCTCGTGCGTCGGGTCGTGCTCAAGGGGCGGCTCGGGTTCGTTCGCCATTGGAAGAGCTGGATTCCGAAGCTCTCGAAGGCGATTAACCTCGCCGTGAAGAAAGCGTTTCGCCGAAGCCAGGAAGGCGACGAAGGGGCTCTCGCATGATCGAGACCGTTCGCGAGCGAGTCGTCGAGAACGCCGTCGAGAGCCTCCGGCTCATGACGGTCGGGGCCGGCTTCTCTCAGGACTATCGGCACGTCGTCGCTTGGCGCGTGCCGGCTCAGGGCTCCGCTCTGCCGTCGCCCGGCGTCTTCGTGTTCGACATGAGCGAAACCGTGATCAGCGAAGAGAGCATCGGCGAGCTCATGAGCCTTGAGCTCTACGTCGAGCTGATCCAGGACTATCAGCAAAGCCAGGACGTCGACGGGGGAAAGATTCGCCGCGCGCTGATCGGCGACGCGACGAAGGCTCTGCTCGTCGACATCACCCGGGGCGGGATCGCCCGGGATACGCGCCGGATCAGCTCGCGCACGAACGCGGGAGCTGCCGGCACGACGAGAGCCGTCGTTCAGGTTCTCTTTCGAGTAACTTACGGGGTCGTCTACGACGACCCGACGCGACACTTCTGATTCGGAGGGTTGGACGATGAGAAAGCGACGCGCTCAAATCGCGGGGGCGGTTGAGGCAACCGAAGGCACGGCCGAGACGCTCGACGCGGGCGACGTCGTGCTCTGCTTCGACCCCGAATTCGTGCCGAACATCGAGATGCACGATCGCCGGCCGGCGCGGGCGATCATGACGCCGCTGGCGAAGCATCGGGGCGTGATGGCGGGAACGATCAGCTTCGGCCTCGAGCTCAAGGGCTCCGGGGCCGTCGGAACCGATCCGGCCTTCGATCCCTACCTTCGCGCGTGCGGCTTCGTGAAGACGGCGATCAAGTCGATCGGAATCGGGGCCGTGACGGGGGGGCCGTTCCTCCCGGGCGAGATCGTGACGGGCGGAACCTCGAGCGCGACGGCTCGCGTCGTCGGCCAGACCGCGAACGGGGCGAGCGTGCTCAAGCTCGTCGAGCTCTCGGGAACGCTCGTCGACGCCGAGACGCTCACGGGCGGAACGTCGGGCGCGACCGCGACGAGCTCGGGAACGCCGACGGCGGCTCAGGGCTTCGAATGGCTGCCGACGAGCGACGAGACGCTGATTCCGTCGCTCACGCTCGCGCTCAGGCTCGACGGGAAGAGCTTCGGGCTCGTCGCGGCTCGCGGCGACGTGACCTTCGAGGGGCGCGTCGGCGAGTCCGTCATGATGCGGTTCTCTTTCCAAGGCCGATACGTCGACGTGACCGATACGGGTCTGTTCTCGGGCGTGACCTACGAGAGCACGGTTCCCGTGATGTTCAAGGCGATCACGTCGGTTCTCTACGCGCTCGGCGACACGGAAGACGAAGCGAGCTTCACCGAGGTCGACCTTCGCGCCGGGAACACCGTTTCCCTCGACCGCTCGGCCGGCTACGCGAACGGTGTTCGCCGGGCTCTGCTGCCCGACCGCGTGCCGACGGGCCGAATCAATCCGCTGGCCGTGCTCGAGGCGACGGAGGCGTTCTGGGGCGCGCTCGAGGACGGCACCGAAGGCCGGCTCTATCTCGAGCTGCCGGGCGCGACGGCCGGCGAGAAGATCGCGATCGCTTGCCCGGCGATCGAGATCGGAGGGAACGCGAACGGCGACCGCGACGATCAGGTCGTGAGCGATCTCGAGTTCAACATGGTCTCGGCTCTCACCGATACCGTCGAGCTCGCGATGCAGCTCGCGATGTTCTAGGGGGCTCCGTAAGGCTCAGCGATACTGCGGCGAGTGCGGGTTTCTCCGCTGCTCGTGCTCGCCGTGTCCAAGATGCAGCGCGCCGGCCCCGAAGCCGGCACCGAAAGCGGAGACTCAGAAAGGACGGTGAGCCGTGTCGATCTTTCTCGATCCCGACGAAACCCTCGAGCACGAGATCGAGGGCGAGACGTTTCTGATCCGCGTTCTTCCGTCGCGGCGTCGTCTACGGCTCTTCAAGCTCATGAAGGGCGTGCGCGACGTCTTGCCCGAAGGTGCCGTCGAGCGCGTGCGAGAGGCCAAGGCAGCCGGCGAGAACGCCGAAATTCCCGACGAGCTCGCGGAAGAGCTCGGCGATCACTACTTCGACAGGCTCAGCGGCTTCGGGCCCGTGATTCAGCTCGGTTGCGCCGGCTGGCGCGGGCCGAGCGGAGCCGTCGCGACCGAGGTCGAGCTCGACGCGAACGACGAGCTCACCGGCAGAACGCTCGACCGGATCCCGATTCGGATCTGGGCCGAGCTCTTCGCGGCGATCCTGAGCGCGAACACGCTGAGCGCGGACACGGCAAAAAACTAGCAGCGGGGGCTGCAGCGATCTTCGGGCATTGCTCGGCCCCGTGCGCGCGGAAAGGCTGCCCGAGCGACTCGGATCTTCGACTTCACTACGGTTGCGACGAAAGCGAGGAAACGAAGGGATGGGGGGTCGATTGCTGGGCTTGCGGGGGCAGCGACGAGGATTGCCCGGTCTGCGAGCTCATTCCCCATCTCGGAACCCGAGCCGTGCTCATGAAGCGCTGCCCGAACCGGGTTCTCTCGCTCGAGGTTCAGGAAGCCTTAAAGGCCTTCGCCCGCTACCGCGGGAACGGCACGCTTCCTGCCGCTGGCGGGATGCTCGATCAATCCATGATGTTCGTCGAGATCCTCGACTTCCTCGCGCCGATCTGGCATCGGCACGACGAGATCGAGCGAGAACGGAAGTGAGCCCGTGAGCCCCTCGAGATCCGATCACGATGTCAATGTGCGGGCGACGCTGAAAGACCATCTCACGAACGAGATGCGAGCTCTCGGCCGAGAGGGCGCGAAGAGCGGGGGGAGCATCGCGGCTGGTTTCATCAAGGCTCAGGCCGCGATCTTCGCCGCTCGGGCTGCCGTGAAGGCGATCGGGCGAACGATCAAGGCGATCACCGTCGACGCCGTTCAAGAGATCGACCGGATCGGGAAGACCGCTCAGAAGATCGGCGTGAGCGTCGAGTTCCTCTCGGAAATGGGGCTCGCCGCTGAGCTGAGCGGGGCAAAGTTCGACGTGATGGCGCGCGGCCTCCGGAACGTCTCGCGAAACGCCCGGATGGTCGCGAACGACTCGAGGGAAATGATCGCCGTTTACGATCAGCTCGGGTTCTCGCAAGCCGAGTTCCTCGAGCTCGCGGCGAAGGGCCCCGAGACGCTCTTTCTCGCGATCGCCGAAGCGCTCTCGAGAGTCGAAGACGAAGGCGAGCGCGTCGCTCTGGCAATGCGCGCGGTCGGCGAGGAAGCCGGGCCTCAACTGCTGCCGATGTTCGCGAACGGCGTCGCCGGAATCCGCGAGATGCGGAAAGAGGCCGAGCGGCTCGGCATGTCGATTTCGAAGGCCGACTTCGAGCTCGCCGCGCGCACGAACGACGCGATCACGAGATTCGAGGCGAGCCTAACCGGGATCAAGCGAGCTCTCGCGCTCGAGCTCATGCCGGCGATCGCCGAGACGCTCGACACGGTTTCGGGGATCCTCGCGAAGTATCGGGGGAACATCGTTCAGGCTCTCAAGGGGGTTCTCTTCTGGGTTGCGAACGCGCTCGTTTCGGCTCTCGAAGCCGTCTCGGTCTGGATCGCGAAGCTCGTCGACGCGATCGAAAACCGAAGCGTCGTGAAGTCGCTCGGGAAGGATCTCTTCAAGGCTCAGATCGGGATTCTCTCATGGGGTCTCGAGCAGACGGGAGTGATCGAAGAGCAGACCGGAATGATCATGCGCGCGGCAGCGGAAGCCGCGACGAAAGAGGCCCCCGGGGGCGGCGAAAAGGCAGCTCGGGCGTTCTGGGAAGGCTTCCGCGCCCGGCTCGAGCAGGGCGCGGCAGAATGGAAGGCAGCCGAAGCCAGGGGCGAGCTGAATCAGGTTCTCGAGGGGATCGCCTCCGTCTGGAATGATCAGGTTCGGAGCTCTCTCGATCTGTTCGTCGACCCGATCAAGGAAGCCGCGCGGAGCTGGTTCGGGCGAGGCCCGGAGCTCGAGCTCGGGGCGGCATCTCTCGGCCCCATGCCGGAGCCGGCGAGCATTCTCGGCAGCATGGATCCGAACGCGCTCGACTCGATTCTCGACTCGCTCTCGAGCAAGGTCGAGCTTCTCGGGGCGACGAGCGAGAAAGAGCGCGAGCTGATCGCGCTCGAGCAAGAGCTCGACACGATCCGGAAGGCCGCGCTCGAGACCGAAGGCCGCACGTCTGAGCAAATGCGGGAGCTGATCGACTTGCTCGCCGAGTATGAGGCCGCGCGCCGGGGGCAGATCGAGACCGATCGCACGTTCTGGGCCGGCGCGAGGGATGCCGTCGACGGCCTCAAGCAAGACGCGCACGATCTCGGGGGGGCTGCCGTGACTCAGGCTATCGGGCTCTGGGATCGGTTCTGGGCCTCGATCCAGAATGGCGCGATGAACACCGGCGAGAAGCTCCGCGCCTTCGTCGTCGACGCCTTGAAGAACCTCTCGCGGCTCGCAATGAATCGGCTCTTTGTTCAGCTTCTCGACACCGTGATTCCGAGCGGGGGCGGCGAGCCGGCAGCGAAGCCGAAGCCGCAAGCCTCGCTCTCGGAGGGCGGGCTCGTGACGCGCCCGACGATCGCGATGCTTCACGGGCCCGAGCTCGTGATTCCGCTTCACAAGCTGAGCAAGCTCGGGGGGCTCGGGGGCGGGGGCGGGAGGACGATCAATCAGATCACGATCAGCGCGCCGGCCGGATCGAACCTCGATCAGCTCGCCGAGCTCGTCGGGCATGTTCTCGAGCGGCAGACTCAGCGGTCGGCACAGTTCCGCGGCGTTCTCGCCGGCGAGGGGGGGCTCTAAATGACGCTCGCGATCCTCACGCTGCCACCGTGGGAAACCTACGATCGAACGCCCGTGCTGCCGGTTCTGAATCAGTCTTACGGCGAGGGGGCCGAGATCCGAGCCGCGCTCGAGGGCCTCGAGCGTTACCGCTGGATCTGGCCTATGCGGCTCACGGCTTCCGAGCTGGCGACGTGGCAGGAATTCGCCCGGCTCCGCTCGCAGACGGTCGAGAGCTTCCTGATCAAAGACGTCAAATTCGGATACGCGCGAACGAACGTCGCGCTCGGCACGTCGACCGTCGGGCAGACGGAATTCGTGATCCCGACGACCGGAGTGAACGCGCACGACTACCCGGTCGACGACGCGAACGCGATTCTCTATGACGACGGCTCGCCCGTCTCGAAGACGGTGAGCGTCGACGATCGGAAGTTCACGGCTGCCGCTTCGCCGGCGACCGGCTCGATCATGTCGGCCGACTATCACTTCTATCGTCGGGTTCGGCTCGTCGCGCCGGCGACCGAGAAGCCCCTCGCGCCCGGCTGGATCGAGGTTGGAGCGGAGCTGCTCGAGGTCACGACATGACTCGAAGCCTACCGAGCGCGTTCACGACGCCAGCTCAGAGCACGAGCCCGGAGCCGATCCGGCTGCTCGAGCTCGAGACGGGCGACGCGACGACGCCTTGGATTCGGCTTTGCTCCGGGGCCGACAACGTGACCTTTCCGAGCTCGGGCGGGAACGTCTACACGGCGAGGCCGTTCAAGGTCGGGAAGATCGAGCACGCTGCCGGCAAGTCGCCCGATGTCGAGATCACGTTTCCGGACGGTGATTACAGCTTCGATACTTGGCTGCAGACGACCGACTTTCGCCGAAAGCGCGTGATCGTGCTCGACGTCGAGCGGAGCGCGCTCGGCAGCTCGAGCAATGCGAAGCGCGATCAGTTCTGGATCGACAATCGAACCCGCTCGCAACGGGGGGTCGTCTTCCGCGCGCTGAGCCTCGCCGCGATCATGCGGATCGTGCGGATCCCGAAACGGACCTTCACGCGGGAGCTCTTCCCGGGAATCCCGAGAGAGGGCGAGCTTTGAGCGATTGGCTCTCATACGTCGTTTCCGGGCTCCAGGTCGTCGCCGGCGTCGTGCTCACGGCGACGGGCAACCCGGGGGCCGGCGTTCCGCTGATCATCTCTGGGCTCGGGTCGGCGGCAGCGACCGCGCTCGCTCCGGAGCCGACGGGGGTCGACGGTTGGAAGAGCTCGCAGACTTACGGCTTCGACCGAGCTCAGAACGTCGCGAATGAAGGCTCGCCGCTCTTCGTCGTGCTCGGGAAGATGCGAGTCGCCCCGACCTACGTCTCGGCGTATACCGCTTGGGAAGATGACAAGGAAACGCTCTATGCGCTGCTCTCGTGCGGCTCCGGGGGTCGATGGGGCCTCGAAGACATCGACGATCTCGAGCTGAACGAGACCCCGATCGAGCACTTCAAAAAGGTCTCGTTCGACACGCGGCTCGGAACCTCGACTCAGACGGCAATGAAGGGCTTCGAGAAGGTCGGGATTCCCTACGGCCAGAATCACGAGCTCGGCACGAGCAGCGCGGCAACGTTCACTTGGGTTGCGAAGCGTCCGATCGACGAGCTCAGGGTCGGGATCGCCTTTTACGGGGGGCTCTACTCGATCAAGAGCAGCGGCGATCCCGGCAAGCTCGAGAAGTGCGAGCAGGAATTCGAGGTTCTCTACAAGCTGAGCACGGATTCCGATTCGGCCGACTGGCGACGCTATCCGGCCCCGACGGTCTCGGGCGACGGTTGGCACAAGGAAAGCTCGGGCGGTTGGGGCGTGAAAGAGAAAGAGCCCGGCACCGTGCGTCGCGTGATGGTGCTCGACTTCTCGACGCTGCACAGCTCGGGGATCCCCGATGCCGTCACGGTCCGGATCCGAACAACGCGCTCGAGCACGGTGAAGTATCGGCGGAAGGCGACGATCGTTCGCGTCGAAGAGCTCGTCGACGACGCTCGGACCTACGCGGGGCACGCGCTGATCGGATTGAAGGCCGTCGCGAACGCTCAGCTCGCCGGGGGGCTGCCGCGCGTGACGGCTCTCGTTTCTGGGATCAAGGCCGAGGATCCGAACGACTCGAATTCGGTCTCTTGGACGCGAAGCGCTCCGCTACTGCTTCGCGAGCTCTTGCTGAACGAAGACGACGGGCTCGGAGACTGGCTCAGCGCGAGCGACTTCGACAACGACTCGCTCGACGATGCGGTTGACTACTGCGCGGCGAACGCTGCCAGCGAGGGCGATCACAAGGAAGCGCGGCACGAGCTCGATCTCGTCGTCGACGTGAAGAGCCCGGCTGGCGACTGGGTTTCTCACATCATGAAGACGTTCCGATGCGCTCAGCTCGTCGAGGTCGGCGGGAAGCTTCACTTCGCGATCGACAAGGCGGGAACGAGCGACCGGACCTTCGACGGCCGAGCAGCGCGGCTCTCGACGAATCGGCCGATCCTTCGCACCGGCTCGCCGACCGCGCCGGGGCCTCTCGCGCTGCAAGAGGTCCAGCTTCCGATCGCAAGCGACGTGAATATCCTCGTCGTGAAGTTCGTCGACCGCGACGACCGATACCGGCGAGCTCGCACGCCCGAGGTCAAGGACACGGCAGCGCTCGCCGCTGGCGCGCCCGAAGTGCGAACGGAAGTCTTCCTTCCTGGCATCACGCGCGAGACGGAGGCGATCCGGCAAGCGCGATTCCTGCTGAACCTCGCGAGGCTTCGCCCGATCGGCTGGCGAATCGGCGTGAGTCGGGGCGATCTCGATCTGCTGCCGATGCAGCTCGTGACGCTCATGGCCGATCATCCGAGCCGGCTCGCTTCGCCCGGGAAGGTCTGTCAAGTGCAGGGCATCGTCTACGAATGGAATCAGGGTTCTCTCGATCTCGTGGAATACGACGCCGGCGTTTACAGCGACACGACCGACACGCTGCCGGCGAAGGCAAAATCACTTACCCGCTCGGAAGCGCTCGCTCGAGCTGCTACGATTCCGCGCGGAGCGACGAACGTCTCGATCTCGGAGCTGATCTAGCATGGCGCGAAAGGCGGCGATCAAATGGCAGAGCACGCCCGATCTCGGGCGGAAGCTCTGGCGTCTGTACGTCGCCGGCGCGGCGGATCAGAAGGGAAAGCTCTTCGCCGAAGTCGAGCCCGACGAGAGCTCGCACGTTCTTCATTCGCTGCCGGATTCGACGTTCTGGGTTCGGGTCGTCGCGGTCTCGAGGGCAGGGCTCGAGGAAGAATGGCGCGACTCTCAGGGCTCCGCGAAGCTCAGCGGCGACACGCTGCCGGCCGTTCCCGATCTCGTCGACGTGAAGGCTTCGGCCGTCGTCGCCGATCCGGTCGTGATCCAGCTCTCGAGCCCGCTGCCGGAGAATGCTGCCGCGACCGTCGAGGTTCTCGAGGGGCCGGACGAAGACCGCGCGAAGCTCGTCGCCGTTCAGCCGGTGCGCTCGAGCGACGGCCTCGATCTCGAGAACGAAGAGACGGAGCGGATCCCGGTTCAGCTCGAGCCGGGGCCCGGCACCGGAACCCGAACCGTGATCGCGAGGCCGCGCCCCGGGGCCGGCAGGAAGCCCGGCACGGCCGAGAGCTTCACGGTTCCCTTCCTCAACCCGAGAAACGCCTATTCGATCGCGATCGCGTCGATCATCGGAAATACCCGCGTCGGGTTCGACGCGCCGGGAACCTCGGACGAATGGACGCTCGACGCGACCGACGGCGTTACCCTTCGAGCTCTGCCGACTCAGACTCAGGCGACGACGGCGAACGGTTGGGGAACGCGAAACACGGGCATCCTTCGGAGCGTTCCGCGAGCTGCTCGGTTCATGCCCGAAGCGACGCTCACGAGCGACGAGAAGGATCTCGGGGCCTCATACGAATTCCGGCTCGAGTGCTCCGATCAGGCTCAGCGAGAGAGCGGCGCGACCGGCACGATCAGCCGGCGATCGCTCCGGGGCATCCCCCGGAACGCGCTCGACGCGCTGAGCTCGTCGCGATGGACCGAAGGCGACGATCGCTCGAGCCCCCGCGTCTCGCCGCTCTTCTATCTCGGCCAGCTCTTGAAGCAGAACGGCAAGGCACGGCGACCGCTGCCGGCCCCGAAATGGGAATACCGGATCAGCGAGAGCTCGCTCACTTCGGAGCCGTGGGAGCGCTACGTTCCCGGCGTGCGGCTCCGGGGCCGATACGTTCAAGTTCGGATCACGCTGCTCGAGCCGACGGGGCTCTGGCAAGTGATCTGCCCCCGTCTCGAGGCTCGCGCGTGGATTGATCACGCCGACGACCCCGCGCACGCGACGATCAAGCAAAAGGACGGGGCCGATTTCGTCGCCGGCACGGCCGACGACGAGCTCGCAGACATCACGGGCAGCACGAAGCAAATCGGGGTTCGCACGGACTCCGGCAACGAAGAGATTCAGGTAAACATCGGCGGAACGATCTTCTCAGTGGGGTTGACATGAGCTGGTTTCTGATCCTTCTCGTCGTCGTCGCCGGCTACTTGCTTCTGAGGCCGCTCGGGGTTCAGGAGTGGGATACGACGTCGTATCCCGTTCCCGACGGCGATCACGATATCGGCGTCGCTCAAGCCGAGATTCAAGCCGGTCTCGAGGCGATCCGGACCGATTACTACGGCACGACCGATCCGAGCACGGGCGCGTCGTGGGGCGCGGATCAGCTCGGCACGACTTGGCACAAGTCGACGAACGCGATCGGCGCGGGCGGCGACGATCTCGGGGGCGAGCTCTACGTCTGGGCCGTGCTCACGGCGACGCCGACTTACGGCTGGCGTCTGCTCAATCTCTACGGCTTCGTTCCGGTCGAGCCGAACGTGAACGCGCTGAACGTGACGGGCCAGAGCTCCGACGGATCGTGGCAGGATCTCGACCTTTCGGGAACCATCGGCGCGAGAGCGACGCGCGTGCAGCTCGCCGTGACAGTGAAGGATTCCGGCACGCCGGCGAGCACGGTCTTCGCCGAGTTCAGGAAAGACGGGATCACCGACGCGCGAACGCTTCGCGTGATCCCGCAAGCCTCCGGCGTCGAGAACACCGTCGTTCTCGAGCTCGAGGTCGAAGCGACGACGAGCGTCGTTCAGCGAAAGATCGCCGCGAGCGGATCGAACACGTTCGACCTTCGCGTCGACATTCTCGGATACTGGCAGCGCGCAAGCTAGGGGGCTTGAACCATGTCGGCAGCGACGAATTATCTCGAGCAGAAGCTTCTCGATCACGTCTCGCGGATCGCGGCCTACACTCAGCCGAGCGGGCTCACGATCGGGCTCAGCACGACGACGCCGAGCGACGACGGAACCAACTTCACGGAGCCGAGCGGCAACGGCTACGCGAAAGAAACCGTCGCGTTCAGTAGCGACGGGCAGGTCGGGGGGGCCTATCAGGTCTCAAACTCCGGCGCGCTCACGTTCACGGCGAGCGGGGGTAACTGGGGCACGATCACCTATTTCGGGATCTTCGACACGGAGGGAACCCCGAACCTGCTGAGCTTCGCCGCGATGGACACGAGCAGAACGATCAATGACGGCGAGAGCCTGAATTTCGCGATCGGCTCGATCAAGTGGACTCTCAACTAGCGGGGGTGCTCCGTGGCGAATGAGATCGTCGGGCTGCAGGGTTCCGTCGGGAAGGTGCGCGTCGGGCTCTTCTATCCGATTCCGGAGGCTCAGCGGATCGAGGATCCCGGGAACCCCGGAACCCTTCACGTTCCGTCGCCTTCCTCGGAGCTCGAGCCGGAAGCTGCCGGCGCGCTCGATGCCGCTCAGCTCGCCGCGCTCGACGCGGGCGAGGCTCTCTTCGCAGAGCGGACGATCGAGACGGATTCGACGGGCGCGGCTCTGCTCGCCAAAGTGCAAGCGCTCTATCAGGGTTGGAAGCCGACGCTTCTCGCTCAATATGTCTCTCGGTTTCAGTACGCCGGGAAGACGTTCGACGCGACCTAGCACGGGGGGCCGAGAATGGCACTCACGAAGACTCGCACGGCGATAACTCAGGTCACGGCGTCCGGAAACTCGAGCGATCTCGACGTTTCGAACGCCTACCGAGCGACGCTCGGGATCAAGCATGTCAACGGAACGGGAACGATCACGGCCGGCGCGCAAATCACCGTCCGATGGAAGCCGAACAGCGGTTCGACATGGTATGAGCTCACGACGATCGTTTGCGGCACGACGGCATCGGCGACGGAGCTCTTCACCGTCGACGTTCCCGACGCGGCGACCGACGTCGACCTTGACTATACGGCCCCGACCGGCTCGTCTGGGCACACGCTCGACGCCGAGGTCGCCGAGATCACGGGGATCTAGTGTCGAGGATTGCGATCCCGCCCGCTGCCGGCTCGCGCATACGGTGGGGGCACCCTCTCGGGCGCGGTCTCGTCGTTTGCGTTCCCTTCCTTGAAGGCTCTGGCGAGCCCCTCGAGTATGTCTCGCGCACGCTGGCGACGATCCAGGGAACGCCGACAGGCTGGATCGACGACGCGCACGGGCGCGGGTTTCAGTTCGACGCCGAAGGCGACGGGCTCACTTGGGCAGCGCACGAGCGCTGGCTCTTTGACGAAGGAATGACGATTCTTGCCGTCGCTGAATCCGAGACGGGGCACACGCTCGGGGTCGACCAAAACCTCGCGAATATCGGTAACAGCACGAAGGCCTCGGGGATGCTCTTCATCGACTCGACCGTGACTCGGGTTCGAGGGGCCTTTCGGAATGAGGCCGACACGGCATGGCGCGCGGTCTACAAGTCTGCATCGGCGACGCTCGGCGAGTTCAAAACCTACGTCTGCAGGCATTCGTCGCGGATCGCGTCGAGCAATTACGACGTTCTCAGCGACCGGAAGATTCACGTCTCATGGACTCAGGCAGACGATCACTATCACACGGTGGCTCTGCCGCTGAACATCGGGCGAGGCCGCGCGGCTGCAGAACGACATTGGCCCGGTCGGATCTACTGCGTTCTGATTTGGGATCGCTGGCTTACCGACGCGGAGCTCGCGAACGCTCAGGCCGACCCCTACGCGATGCTCCGCGAAGCGTGGCCTTTCTTCGCTCTCTCGAGCAGCGGACCGACGACTTATCAGGGCACGGGAACGGCTGCCGTCGCGGTCGGCCTCTCGTGCTCGAGCTCCGTCACGAAGCCGGGAGCGGGCTCCGCTGCCGTTTCTGCGGGGGTCTCGGTTTCCTCGAGCAAGACGTCGCCCGGGGCCGGCACGGCAGCCGGAGCGATCGCGCTGAGCTGTTCCTCGAGCGTCTCGCGCCCGGGGGCCGGCACGGCTTCGATCGTCGCAAGCCTGAGCGGCGACGGCACGACCGACGCGGAAGGCTCGGGCGATCCGACGATGACGATCGGGCTCAGCGCGACGAGCTCGAAGACGTCGCCCGGCACCGGCACGGCCTCGATCGTCGCCGGGAGCTCGGCCAGCTCGACGAAGAGCTCGCCGGGTTCCGGCACGGCTGCCGTCGTCGCCGGCGCGAGCGGGGCCGGCACGCGCTCGGCCCCGGGCTCGGGGGCGGCAGCTCTCGAGATGGGCCTCGAAGTGTCGACCGGCGCGTCGGTCGTCTGGGTTACGCTCGAGCTCGAGCTCGGGCCCCTTGCCGTCGAGTCTACTGATCTGGCGAACCCGAACGTCGAGCTCGACGTCGGGCTCGCGCTTCTCGAGACCGAGCTCAGCGACGCGCCCGGGGGCTGATATGACGATCGCCGCGCAAGTGATCACGAGACCGCTCTTCACCGGAACGGCTCACCGGATCGAGCTGATCCTCTGGGAAAACAAGGCGACGAGAACCCGGTTCGACATGACCGGGAAGACTCTCAAGGTTCGGTTTCAGAGTATCGGCGTCGCCGTCGCCGAGTATACGGTCGTCGCGACCGACGCGACCGAAGGCGAGGGATACTTCGATCTCGGAACGTCGCATGTCAACGCCGGAGCTTGCTCCGGCCAGATCACCGTAGACGGGCAGGCTCGCGATCGCTTCGAGACGGAGCTGATCGCGTCGATATAACCCATGCCGGGGGGCAGAGGGAGCAATGGGATTTGAGCACGAACACGGAGCGTATCGGTGAGCTCGAGAGGGAAGTCGCACGGTGTAGGGCCGTCGGTTCAGAGCGATACGAGACGGTTCGCGGCAGGTTTCGCGCTCTCATCGAGCAGCTCAAGGGCTGTCAGGTCGTGCGCGTTTGCGACGAACGGCATCGCGCCATGAGCGACGCGATCGGCGATCTCGGCGAGACGACGGCTCAGCTCAGGGCAGCGCTCGAGGATCATTCACGCCGGATCTCTGCACAGCTTCGAAACTTCCTGATCTCCGCGCTCTTCCTTTCTCTCGCGGCGATCGGAACGCTTGTCTTCTTCCTGCTCACGTCGTCGTCGCTGCATGGGGCGCGGTCGGCGATCGGGAGCTGATCAGAAAGGACGGTGCAGCATGAAAGCCGGCGTCAAGACGTCTGAGTTTTGGGTTCTGCTGATCGTGACTCTGCTCGGCGCGCTGCTCACGACGGGCGCGATCGACGCGGGGGGCATGGTCGGCAAGGTCGCGGGGGCGATCATCGCGACCGCGAGCGCGCTCGGGTATGGAACCGTGCGCGCGATCGTGAAGGCCCACGGGCCGAAGGCCGTCGCCTTCCTGCTCGTCGTCGTGCTCGTCGGATGCGCGACGCCCGACATGCCGGGCGTTACGGGCTCCGGCACGGCCTCGACTCGAGGGGGCGACGCCGACAGTATTCAGCCGAACATCGACGCCGTTCTCGCTCTCGGGTATCCCGGCTCGACGACCGTCGCCGCGCCGGTGCGGAACGAAGACCGAACCCAGAGCACGCAAGCCGGCGACTCGCCGACGCTCGTTCTCGGCGGCAGCGGTCGCGCGGCGAAGGCCGTGCTCGACGCCGTGTCGCCGCTCGAGGCTCTCATTCAGAAGCAGATCGAGATCGCCTTCGCGGACCGTGAGAAGGAAGGCGCGGATCTCGCCGAGATCGACTCGCGGCTCGACAGGCTCAAGGCCGAGCTCTCGGTCGAATACGCGACGAAGCTGAAACGCGCTCAGGCCGTCGCCGGGAGCTTCGAGAAGCTGCAGACGGTCGTCTTCGCCGTTCTGCAGCTCAAGCTGAACGGGGTTCCGCCCGACAAGCTCACGGCCGACGCGATCCGGGCGGCAGCCGAGAACATGAAGGCCGCGATGCAACCCGCGGCGAACGCGACCGACTGATCAGCCGGGGGGCGCGTCGCCCCTCGATCCCGGAGCCTCGAGCGATCCCTCGCCGCTCGAGGCTCTTCCTATTGCAGCGAAAAAAAGTTTCTGGAAATCCGGCGTTCAAGCTTTCCGGATACCCTCTCGAGCGCTATTATCGGGGTTCATGGTAACTAGTTTTCTTTGGTTGACTGGCTCGGAGGAAGCAATGGCGAAGCTAACAGGCGACGCGGCGAAAGCTTGGCTCATGGTTCATGCAGACGGCCGGGGCGTGGTTTCTGGCGCGGTCGAGGACACGGTTCACAGCGGCACGCGGCGAGCGCTGCTCTCGAGCGGCTTTCTCCGGCTCGAGCCTTGGACTCCGGAACGTGACGGATGGTACGTCGTGACGGAGCTCGAGGCAGCGGCTGAGCTCTGCCGGTGCTGCGATCGCGAGCTGCCGGCCGGCCGTTCCGATGTCTGCAGCGACGGCTGCGGGGCCGAGCTCGAGGCTCAGCGCGCCGAGAGGGATCTCGCCGGCTGGCAGGAGGAAGGGCACGACCGGCCCGACGATCCGAACGTGCGGCTCGCAGCTCACCGAGGTCGTCAGATCACGATCGAGAAGTGGCACGAGCGCGGCACGAGCCGCGCGCTCTTCACGGCGAGCGTCGTCGGGTTCTTCCGGCCCGGCACGGATCAGAGCGACGCGATCGCGACCGAGCCGAGCTTCGACGCCGCTCTCGATTCGGCGCGGGCTCAGATCGACGCTCGGGTCGTGCTCAAGGTCGCGCACGGCCAGCGCGGCGAAGCTTGGATCACTTACGCGGACAAGCCCGGAAACCCGGCCTACTTCGACAATCGCGAAGGGCTCGATCTCGACGGCATCGTCGACATGCTTCGCGCGTGCGGGAACGATATCGACGCTCTTCGCGCCGACGAGCAGCGCGAGATCGCCGAGCTCGACGCGGCAGCGGGGCTCTAGGCGTGACCTTTAGCTGCAGCTCATGCGGGAAGACTTGGGCGCGCGACCCGGCTCTCGAGGTCGCGTGTCCGACGTGCCGGGCCCCGGTCGGGTCGCGCTGCAAGCGGCCGAGCGGGCATCCGGCGAGCAACGTTCACGCGGATCGCGATCGGCTCGCGCTCCGCACGGTCGACGGCTACGAAGTGTGCACCGGAAAGGACTCGTGATCATGGCTCAGAGGCTCAGCATTCCCGACCGACTCAGCAAGAAAGGGCTCTTCGGGTTCGACCGCGAAGAGCTCCGGCTCGTTCCCGTCACGGATCGCGGCGAGCGCACGCGATGGGAAGGGATCCAGCACGGCGAGCTCGCCGACCGCTTCGTCGAGGCGATCGACCGGCGCGGGCTCGAGATCAAGCGCGAGAGCTGGCAGGTTGGCGGCAACGGTGCGCGGCTCTTCGGCGACGTGCGCTTGAAGACGCCGAACCGGCTCAGCTCGCCGACGATGCCGCTGAGCCCGAAGGCTCGCGAGGCCTTCGAGGCGGCGAAGCGGATTCACGCCGGCGACGGCACCATGACCGACTTTCTCCCGACGATCGTCGGGGGCGGCGAGCCGGGAATCGGGCTCGTCCATTCGAACGATTCGAGCCTCTCGCTGCAGGTCGTCGTGATGCTCCGGATTCTCGTTTGCGCGAACGGCTGGATCATCGACGAAGGCCGGATCGCGATCGCCCGGAAGCATACGACGGGCCTCGATCTCGACGAAGCGCTCGACGTCGGCCTCGCGGCTTGGAGCGACCGGATTCAGGAAGCCCCGAAGACCTACGAAGCGCTCCGGGCCGTCGGCTTCGACGGCGAGGCCGGTTCCCGCCGATGGGAAAAGGTTCTCTGTGAGGCCGGCCGGCGCGAGCTCTTCCCGTGGTCGAAGCTCGGCAAGGTCGATGAGGCGTTCCGGAACCCGGCTCACCCCGAGTTTGTCGAGCGCAACGGCTGGAGCGCTTACAACGCTTTCACGGAGGTCTCGAAGGGCTTCTCGCTGGCGCGCGAGATGGAAGCCGTCGAGAGCGTGCGGGGGCTGATCCTCGATCCCTCGCTGAACTAGGCTCTCATGAGGGGGGCCGGGCGCAAGCTCGGCCCCGTCTGTCATGAAGACTACGATCGAAGACGTGCTTCTCGAGATGAATCGGGCCCGGAAGGGTCTCTCAGAAAGGACGGAACGACGATGAACGAAGCAACGCAAAACGCTTGGCTGAAAGCTCGGGTCGAGCAACTCGAGACCGAGCTCGAGCTCTGCGGCGACCGGGCGATGCACGGCGAGGGGCTCGCGAAGACGCGCGGCGAGGAAGTCGCGTTTCTCCGGGGCCGGATCGCCGAGCTCGAGGACCAGCTCGAGCTCGAGGCCGATCGCGGCGACGGCCTCGAGCGTCACGACGACGATTTGATCCGCGTGCTCTTCTCGAGCGCGGGGCTCGATCCTGCTCAGGTTGGCAGCCGGGGCGAGCGGATCACGGTGCTCAGGGCTCAGCTCGAGCGCGTGAAGCAGTTTCGCGAGAGCGGCGATCGCGCCCGCGAGAAGGTGACGCGCGCCCGTCGCGAGCTCTCGCGGCTTCTCGAGATCAAGGCGAGCCTCTCGCTCGACGACCTTCTCGCGGAGCTCGACTCTCGGGTCGCCGCGGATCAGAAGCTCCTCGCCGAGCGGCAGAGCGCGATTCTCGGGATCTCGAGCGCGCTGCACGACGCCGGCCGAGCTGCCGGGATCGTCGACGCTTCGCGCTATCCGGCCCCGCAACTCGCCGAGAAGATCCGCGCCGAGTTTCGACTTCTCAGGAGCTCGGAAACCGAGAGCCAGCGGGCGCGGCATGAGGCAGAGCGAGCCGTCGGGCAGCTCACGAAGCAGATCGCAGAGCTCGAGAGCGGTCTCGAGCACGACGACTCGACGGTCGCGACGCTTCGTCGCCGGCTCCGCGACGAGCAGCGCGCGGCGAAAGAGGTTCGCCGGCAGCGCGACGAGAGCACGGCTCAGGCGATCCAGGTTCAAGCCGAGCTCGCAGATACGCGCGAGCTCGTGCTCGACGCTCTCGGGTTCATCGACCCGACTCGCCGCTACCATGACCGGGGCGACGTTCTCGGGCGATCGCTCGGCGATCTCGCCGAGGATCTTCGCGACCGCGTGAAGGACACTCACGGCCCCGACGGCTGGCTCACGATCGCGCTCGAGAAGCGCGCCGAGCTCGCCGGCCGGATCGGAAAGATCACCGGAACCCCCGAGCCCGAAGGCGTCGTCTTCGAGGATCTCGTCGAAGAGCTCGTCGGCCGATGGACCGGGGTTCCGCTCTCTCTCACGGAGCCCGAGCGAGCCGACGTGAAGCGGCATCTCGAAAAGGCTCACGGCGTTCGCGTCGACGGCTCGCTCGAGGATACGCTTCTGTTCATCGTGCGGGCTCGTGAAGCAGCCGACTCGGCGTCGCTCATCGCAAGGGCTCCGAGAAGGTGACGCGCGAACCGACCGAAGCGGAGCTCTGGGAAGAGCTCCGGGCCTACGAAGCCCGGGAAATCGTCGACGCGCTGCTCGAGCCCCGCATAGGCGCGAGCTATCGCAAGGTTCGACGATATCCTCGCGTGCGAGAGTGCCGGGCTTCTGAGGCGTTCTTCGGCCGGTTCTGGCTTCCTCTCGCTGGCAGGAACCGAACCCGTCGCGCGGCGTTCCGCCGAGCTCGCAAGCTCCGGAACGATCGGCGCGACGGGCTCACCTACGGCGTTCGACGTGAAGGCGATCTCTGGGCCGTCGCCGTGTTCCGCGGCAAGCGTCGCGGGGCTTCGGCCCGGATGGATCCGAAACCATTTCAGGGGGCACCATGAAGACCGACGATCGGCGTGAGCGCTGCTCGCGCTGCCGGGGGCGCGGAACCGTCCGGCAGCATTTCAGCAAGGGGGGGCATGTCCGGATCGTAGGCTGCCCGGCTTGCGGGGGCTCAGGATGGAAGCGGCAGATCCGCCAGCGGTGAAGCTCACCGAAGCCGATCTCTTCGCGCGGATCTGCGCTCGCTTCAAGGATCCGGAATACGCGACGCTTCGGCAGGTTCGCAACGGCACGGGATGGGCCGGCGATGTCACGGCCGACGCGATCTCGATCTGCTGCTATCCGTCTCGAGGCCTCGCCGTTCACGGCTTCGAGATCAAGGTGAGCCGGGGCGACTGGCGACGCGAGCTCGCGAAGCCGCGCAAGGCGGAAGGGATCGTGCAGTTCTGTGATCACTTCTGGATCGTCGCGCCCCCGAAGGTCGTTCAGCTCGACGAGCTGCCGAAGCCGTGGGGGTTGCTCGAGACGCGGGGCAAAGGGCTTGTTCAGCGCAAGGCCGCGCCTTCCCTCGAGCCGGAGGCTCTCGACCGCGCCTTCGTTGCTTCTGTTCTCAGGAACGCGAAGCGCTCGCTCGACTCGGACGAAGAGAAGCTCGCGCGCACGCGAGCCGAAGCCCGGGGGTATGATCGCGGGCTCAAGTCTGGCAAGGACCGAGCATACGCGGAGCTCCGCGAGCGTCTTCGGGTTGCTGAGAAGGTCGAGCGACTCGAGAAAGAGCTCGGGGTTCCGCTGCTCGGATGGAAAGGCAAGCTCGAGGCTCTTCGCGACGCGATCCAGGTCGTCGACGACGTGAACGCCGTCGCTCGGATCAAAGAGAGCGTCGAGAGTTTCAAGAGCCGGCTCAGCCGGCAGATTTCGGAGCTCGGATCATGAAGAGACGAAAGCGAGAGAAGCGAGCTCGCAATAAGAAGACGAAGGCGGCGATCGTTCCCGACCCCGACGTGATCGCGGCGAAGCGAATCGCGCGGCTCATGGGCCGGCCGATCCCCGCAATCGTCAAGCGCGCGAAGCCGGCGAATGCCGGGGGCCGGCTTCCGCCCGAGACGCCGATCGGCCGGAAGATCGCCGAGATCATGAAGGCGACGGGGGTCGTGCCGTGATCGCGTTTCCGGAGGATCACGACCGAATCGCCCGCGAGGCTCTCAGCGACGCGCTCGGGGGAATCCGCCGATTCGTCGATCTCATGTCGCCTCGCGACGTTCTCGACAAGGACGGGAACCCGCTCGAGATCCGAACGACGAGCTACACGATCCGCTTCAAGGCCTCGCCGCTCGTTCCGCCCGGCGAGGTTCATCTCTATCAGGCCGGCGAGCTCGTCGCGCGATCGGTATTCGAAGAATGATGTCTCGGGGCTCGGTTACGATGCTCTCTCACGGAGCGCGGACCCGAGCCCCGCGCACCCTCGAGAGCCCCCGTCGGATCCGTCGGGGGCTCTTCCCTTTCCGGTGTCTTCCGGCTTGCTGGAAAGCCGGAGCCGCGCTACACTTCCGCTCTACTTTCTCACGGAGGCTCGGATGCAGGATGCCGTGACGGTCTCAATCCTTCCGAAGACCGGCGAGATCCTTTTCGAGGGCGAAGAGCTCTCGGGATCCGTCGAGGTTCACGGGCTCACGCTCTCGGTTTTCTTCGGGGCGGGGCGGTTCGCCGTCGTCAGTCAGGAAACGGGCCGGCTGCTCGCTTACTGCTGCACGACGCGCGAGCTCGACGAGCTCGCCGTGATCGTGGCCGAGCGCGTGATCACGACGATTCTCAGCAAGGGGGCAGCATGACGACGAAGGGCAGCGCTCGGCCGACCGTGACGCTTCCGGACGGCGAGCGCGACTTGCATCGGAAGCTCGCAGAGATCCGCGCTCTCACGGGCGAGTCGATCGGCTCGATCGCGGCGAGGCTTCTCACGAGCCGTCGCACGGTCGACGGCGAGCTCGCGAAGCTCAGGGCTCAGAAGTGAGGGGCCCGACGACTGACGCGGAGCGCTACGCGAGCGCTCGCGGATACCTCGAGAGGATTCACGCGGAGCGGCTCGAGAGGCGGAAGCAGCTCGCCCGGGGCTTGCGCTTCCTCGCTGCCGTTCTGCTGATCCTCGGTCTTCTCTGGTTCGTGCTGGCTCTGGCTGCCGGCACTCTCGAAGCGACTCTCGGAATGGAAGGGCTCGGATCATGAACGACGGAAACGCGCTGCTTCCGGTCGTGCGCGACGGTGCGACCGTGATCAGGATGGATCAGGAACGACAGAGCGCGGTCGCGATCCAGCGACCGCGCGACATGGAAGCCGCGAGCCGGAACGCGCTCGCTCTTCTCGAGATGGATCCGGAGGAAGCTCAAAACGCCTTCTACTCGATCCCGTACAAGTCGAAGCAGAACGGCGAGACCGTCACGGTTTACGTCGAGGGGCTCAGCGTTCACGCCGCGAAGACGCTCGCGCTCGTCTGGGGGAATTGTCACTTCACGGCCTACGTCGTGAGCGAGGATGACGAAAAGGTCGTCTGCGAGGGGCGCTTTCTCGACTATCAGACGAACGTCGGCAGCACGGCTCAATGGGTCGTGTCCAAGATGTTCCACCCCCGGCAGGGCAACCCGTACCGGCTCCGGGCCGACAAGCTGCAGACCGCGATTCAGAGCGGTCTCGCGAAGGCGTGCCGGAACGCCATTCTCGGCGGGATCCCGTTCCCGGTTCGGAATCGGTTCTTCGCGAAGGCGCGCGAGATCGCCGTGAGGCTCGTCGGCGACGGGCTCGGAAAGCTGCTCGGCGCGTTCGATCACTTCGGCGTCGAGCGCGAGCAGCTCGAGACCGTCGTCGGGAAGCCGTGCGCGAATTGGACGAAGGGCGATATCGGCCGGCTCCGCGGCGTCTTCAACGCGATCAAGGCCGGCGAGAGCACGATCGACGACTTCCTCGAGACCGGCCCGAGCGAGGAAGAGCTCAAGGCAGCGGCAGCGGCGAAGGTCGAGGCGGAAGAGCGCGCGAAGGCCGAGGAAGCCGAGAGGCTCCGGCACGAGCTCGAGGCCCGGCGCGAGGCCGAACGCCAGAAGGAAGCCCGGCGCGCGGCTCGCGAGCCTCAGACGTCGCAAGGCTACCCGCTCGACGAGAACGGCATTCCCTTCGACCCCGAGACCGGCCAGAGCGTCGACCCGAGCACGGGCGAGGTTCTCGAGGCTCTCGGGGCCGGCGTTCAGAAGTGTCTCGCGTGCGGGAAGCCGGCGATCGGCGTCGTGGGGGGCGCGTGCCCCGAGTGCTCCGAAGGCCTCTTCGACGGCCAGCCGGAGCCCGAGAAAGCTCCGGTTCCCGAGAAGTCGAATACCTGCCCGAGATGCGAGGGGCGCATGAGCGCCGACGGGGGTTGCCTTGATCCCGTCTGCGTCGCCGAGAATCAGCTCAGGCTCGCCCGCGAGAAAAGGGCTCAGGAAGCCGCTCAGGGCGAGGCGACCGACGAGACGACTCAGACGCCGGACCCCGCGCCGAACGAGCAGGGGGCGAGCAGCGGGCCGGATTCCTCGGCCGAAACGACGAAGAGCGGCAGCGGCACGGCCCGGGGGATCCTCCCGGGGGCTCTCGCCGGCGTCGACGAGAAGACGCGGAAGCAGCTCGAGAACCTTCGCGGCTTGACGGGGGGTGCGAAGTGAGGCTTCGCCGACTGCGGATCGAGGGGATTCAGAACCTCGAGCACGTCGATCTCGAGCTGCCGCTCTTCGACGACGGGGCAGCCGTTCACTTCCTTCTCGGCGCGAACGGTGCCGGGAAGAGCACGACGATCGAGTCGATCCGGCTCGCGCTCGGGGGGCATGTCGAGGGGCTCTTGAAGAGCAATCTCCGTGATCTCCGGTGCGACCGGCCCGGCTTCGACGGCAAGGGGCCGGCCGTTTCGCTCTTTCTCGAGGGCGTGAAGAACCCGATTCGGTGGTCGCCGGGCGGAAAGAAGCTCAGCAAGGCCGAGCTCTTGAAGCTCTTCCCGGGGGCGACCGGCGTCGAAGCGATCGTCGCCGCGCTCGAGCCCGGGGGGATCCTCGGCCTCACGCCGGCGAAGCGCGCGAAGCTCTTCGCCGCTGCTCAGGGGAAGCCGATCACGGCAGCCGAGCTGCAGGCGAAGGGTGTCGTCGATACGGCCGTCGTGAAGCGCGTTCTCGATCGCGGCGTGAAGAGCGCAATCGCATACTGTGAAGAGCAGCGTCGGGCCGTTCAGCGGGATCAGAGCGACTCGGCCGTGACCGACCCCACGAACGAAGAGACGCCGCTCGGCTTCCTCGCCGAGCTGGATCCGGCCGAGCTCGGGAACCTGATCGAGCGCAAGCGCGCCGAGATCAAGGCCGACGAGAACGCGCTCGAGGGCGATCGTCGCGACGGCGAGGTTCGCGACCGGATCGCGGCCTACGAAGCCGAGCTCGAGGGGCTCGACGCGGAAGCGCTCGAGGCTGCCGTCGAGCGGGCGAGGGCCGATGCCGAGACCGCGACCGAGAACCGGAAGCACGCCGAGAAGATGCGCGGCGAGATCAGCTCGGAACGCGCGCGGCAGGATTCGACGATCCGCCAGCTCGCCGGCGCGATCGAGCACGAGCTCACGCCGGGCGCGTGCGGCTGCCCGACGTGCCGACGGGAATTCACGGTTCCGGATCTCGAGCAGCTCCGCGAGGTCGTCGGGGGGATGAAAGACGAGCTCGTGAATCTCGACGAGCGGCTTCGGGTTGCGACCGAGACGGTCGCGGCTCGCCGGCGCGACGAAGCCCGGACGAAGAAGATCGCGACGGAGGCCGGCGAGGCTCTCACGGCCTATCGCGGGATCACGGCTCGCGTCGAGAGTCTTCGGGGCGTGATCGCCGGGGGCGGCGAGGCTTCGCTCGAGGGGGCAGCCGAGCGCGTCGAGACGGCGAAGGCCGAGATCGCTCAGCTCGAGGCCGTGCGCGATCGCGTGATTCACTACGCGGGGCAGGCGAAGAAAGCGGCGGAATGGCGGCTCTCGGCCGGCAAGCTGCAAGAGACGGTCGACAAGTGGGCCGGCATCGAGGACACGCTGAAAGCGATCGAGGAAGACCGCGCGAACGATCCGCTCGCTGCCGTGAGGGCGGCGATCGAGAACGTGCGGAAGGCTCTGATCGACCCCGCGACGGGCCGTGAGCTCGTCGATCCGATCGAGCTCGCTTCCGACTTCGAGATCGGCTCAGGGGGCCGACCGTGGCAGCGCGCCGGCGACGCGAAGAGCGCGCTCGTCGATCTCTGTCTTCGCGCGGCACTCTGCGAGATCGCGGGGATCCGGATCCTGCTGCTCGACCTTCACGCGGATCTCGACATGACGACGAGAGAGGCTCTCGCGGTCGCTCTCGCGCTGATCCGCGATCGGTTCGACGTGATCTTCGCGACGGCTGCCGACGACGCGCCGGAGGCTACTCCGGACGGCGCGCCGAGCTGGTTCCGTCGCTGGCATGTTCTTGAGGGTTCAATCGTTCCGCTCTAGTCGGCTCACCCGGGGGGCCGAGATGGCGCGGAAACAGTGGTTCAAGCTCTGGCAGGACAAGGTGAGGGCCTCGCCGAAGTGGGGGCGGCTCAAGGCTGCCCCCCGCGGGTTCTACCTGCAGTGCATGCTGTTCTGCTCACCCGAAGGCCGGCTCGAGATCCGCTCGGGCCGGCCGATCACAGACAGCGAGCTCCGCGAGGAAGTGAACGCGCGGCAGCTCCGCGACGTTCGGGCATGGATCGAGAAGCTCGTCTCGGTCGGGTTCATGCATCGCGACGGCGAAACTCTGGTTCTCACCAACTTCGACGAGAGCCAGCGGAAGCCGTCTCGGGTTGCGCTCGGGTCGGGCTCGGGTTCTGCTCGGGTTGCCGTCGGGTCGTCGTCGGGTTCCTCCGGTCGTGGAAAGACAAGGGGTTACGGCGGCGAAACTCCACAAGAAGAGAAGAGAAGAGACCCCCTTATCCCCCGCGAGCGGTTGAAACGGCTCGCGGCTCAAGACGCGGAATGGATCAGCACGCTCGAGAAGATGGCAGCCGGAGGCGGCAACGGTGCCGGCTACGCGCGCCGGATGCTCGAAGCGCTTGGCTCGGAAGGGGCCGATCATGAGTGAGGCGAACGGACCGACCGGAATGAGAGAGATTCGCGAGGCTCTCGTCGAAGAGCCGGCCCCCGAGACCGAGAGCGAGCCCGCGCCGAAGGCGACGCCGCTCGAGCTCGTGCTCAGGAACGCCGAGCGAGCTCGCCAGCGGGCCGATCAGCTCGCCGTGCACAGCGTGCTCGGCATCGGCGAAGACGAGATCGCGACGACGATCGAGGGGCTCACCGACGTCGTGCGCGAGCTGGCGACGCTGCTCGAATGGTCCCTGAGAACCCGGGCGAGCTCATGACCGGCCCCGACATGACGGTCGGCGACCCGAATCTCGACGAGCCCGAGCCCGTCTGCGGGGCGTGCGCGTTCTGCCGGGCGTTTCCCGCGAAGGGCGACGAAGAGCCGACGCGGGGGATCTGCTACGGGCTCCCCCCGTCGACGTTCTGGGCCCGCGGCATGAGCGACGACGGCGAGGCGCTCGACGAGCGGCCGAGCGTCGCTCTCGCCGATCCGGCGTGCTCGCTCTTCTTCTACCTCCGGAAGATCGCCCAACGGCTCGCAGAGATCGAGCTTCACCATTCGAGCGAGCTCAGGATCTTCGGGCTCGAGACGGGGGGCGATCTGCCGAACGAGCGGCAGCTCACGATCGCGGAGCAGCTCGGGGCCGACGTGCCCCGGGATGTCCCTATCCCCGATTAGGCTTCCGAAGCTCCTTTCGGGGTCGCATGGATCCTCGAGAGAACGGCCCCCCGGCTTGTTGTCGGGGGGCTCGTCTCATTCCGGCCGGCAGAACGGCCCCGTTCCCGCCCGCTGCTCGCACGCGGAAGGCCCCGACTCAGACGTCGCGGGAACCCTCGCCGTGCTCTGAGGCCCCTTGAAGGCGTCTTTCCTTCCGGCTACCCTGAACGCATGAGCGGCAGCAACGGAAACGGCCGGAACGTAGCAGCCGGGGGCGCGCACTATCCGGCGAAGCTCACGGAGGTCGCCGAGCGAGCTCTCGTCTCTGCTCTCGCTCTCGGCGCGCCGAAGACGGAGGCTTGCGAGGTCGTCGGCATCGACGCGACGACTCTCGAGCGCTGGCTGAAATGGGGCGAATCCGAGAGCAAATCTGCCGAGATCCTCGAGGCCGAAGGCATCGACCCGGGGGCTCTGGGCCCGTGCTGCCGGCTATACCGGGGCGCTACGCGCGCGAGGGCGCGCGGGATCGTCGGCCGGCTTCGAGCTCTTCGCCGGGCCTACGGCCCACAGAAGCGCACGAAGACGACTCACTACCGCGACGGTCGGGTCGAGATCCTCGAATGGGAAGAGCCGGGCGACTGGCGCGCGGCGGCATGGCTGCTCGCTCGAGACTTGCCGGCGAGGTTCAGCGAGAAGCATCTCGTCGCGCATCTCGGGAAGATCGCCGGCGCGGCGTCTGAGAGCGAGCTCGCCGCGATCCTTTCCGACCCCGTTCTGAGGGCAGCTCTCGAGGGCGACGACGAATGAGCTTCACGGCCGAGCAGCTCGCTCGAGCTCGTCGCATGGTGAACCCGGATCGGTTCGCCCGCGTGATCTGGGGCGACGCTTGGATCAGGGCGAAGCATCTCGAGCTGCTCGGGCGCGTGCTGGCGAAGCTTGTCTTCCGCGACGGGATAACCCGGCTCATGGTGAACATGCCGCCCCGGCACGGAAAGAGCGAGCTGATCAATCACTTCCTCCCGGCATGGTTCCTCGAGCTCTTCCCGGCGAAGCGCGTGATCAGCGCGAGCCATACCGAAGCGCTCGCGAAATACTACTCGAGGCGAACCCGCGACACGCTGCTCGGGAACACCGACAAGCTCGCCGTTCGACTCAACCCCGACGTTCTCGCCGCTGCCGAATGGGAAACGACGGCAGGGGGCGGCATGATCGCGCGCGGCGTCTCGGGCGCGACCGTCGGGAAGGGCGGCGATCTGATCATCATCGACGACCCGACGAAGAGCCGGAAAGAGGCTCTCAGCAAGGCCCATCGAGCCGAAGTGCAGAGCTGGTTCCGATCTGTGATCAGAACCCGGCTCGAGCCCGGGGGCGTGATGGTGATCGTGCAGACACGGTGGGCCCGTGACGATCTCTGCGGCTACTTGCTTCGCCAGCAAGAGGAAGGCGGCGAAGACGCTGAACCTTGGTTCGTACTGAACCTGCCCGCGCTCTGCGAAGAGCTCGAGACGCTTCCGCGATGGACACGGCACGCCGGCGACGCGCTATGGCCGGAGCGCTACTCGGCCGAAACGCTCCGGCTGATCCGTTCCGACGTCGGGCCGATCGAATGGGCTGCTCAGTTTCAGGGCAACCCGAGATCGGAGGGAACGGGCCAGTTCAAGCGCTCTCGGTTCCGCTACTTCTCAGAGCAGCTCGAGGAAAGCGGCGAGCGCGTCTTCGTGCTCCGGGATCATGACGGGGGCGAGAAGCGCGTGCTCGAGGCTGAATGCTGGTGGTTTCAGACTGCCGACACGGCTCAGGAAGCCGGCTCTTCGAACGACTTCACGGTCGTCTCGACTTGGATCGTCACGCCCGACCGCGAGCTGCTTCTCTTCGACGTGATGCGCGAGCGGATCGAGATTCCGCTGCAGCTCCGGTTTCTCTACGCTCAGCGCGAGCGCTATCCGCGGCTCCGGTTTCAGGGGGTCGAGAAGGCGAGCTCGGGGCATTCGCTGATCCAGCAAGCCCGGAAGGACGGCCGGCCGTTCAAGGTCTTAAAGGCAGACGCCGACAAGGTGACGCGCGCCGGCCCGATCTCGACGCTCTACGCGAATGGCGTCGTCTACCATCGCGCCGGGGCCCCTTGGCTCACGGCCTACGAAGACGAGCTTCTCGACTTCCCGGGGGGCGACTTCGACGATCAGGTCGACACGGCGAGCTATGCGGGGCTCGTGATCCCGAGGAAATTCGAGGGGCTCCGGGTTCTGGGGGTGTCGCCGAGTAAGATCCTCGGCGTCACGGTCGAGCGGGAGAAACCGAAGGCTCGGAAGCCTCGCCGGCTCGACGATCAGCTCGCCGCTTTGCTCGGGAAAGGCTAGGTGAGTCATGTCAGACGCAACCCAGGCGGTCGAAAAGCTGCTCTACGATCTCTTCGATACGGTCGACGGGGGGCCGGCGACTCGGCTCGTCGTCGAGACGGGCGCGACGCGACACTTGCTCAAGAGACATCCGGGTTACGGCCGAATCGCGATCCGGAGCAAGCTCGAGACGCACGTCGCCGAGCTGGCGCGGGGGTTCTCGGAAGCGCTCGAGGAAGCTCAGCAAGGGATCGAGCGAGAGGCCGCGCGCGTCGCTGAGATCGAGGCGGCAATGAAGGATCTCGCTCTAAGTCAGACTGAGCAGGTCGCCGATATGATCCTCGAGCACGGCGAGGCCGTCGAGGGGCTGAACCGTCGCCGGCGCGAGGCCGAGCGTCGAGCCGCGAACCTCGAGCGCGAGCTCGAGGCCGTGCGGAACGCTCACCGGAGCCTCGCCGAGACTTCGGTTCAGGCCGAAGAGAACCGGCGCGTCGCTCAGGAACAGCTCGAGCTCGCCGACGCTCAGAGGGCCGAGCTCGAGACGGCAATCGGGGTTCTCGAGAAGCGGAACGTCGCTCTCGTCGAGCTCGAGGAAGAGGCGAGCTCGCTCCGGCACGCTCTCGCCGAGCAGCTCGACGCCGTGAAGTCCTTCGACGCCGGGCCGGAATCCTACGCGGATACGCTCGCCCGCGTGATCCGCGAGCGCGACGAGCTCAAGGCGCGCGTCGAAGAGCTCGAGCTCGCTCTCGAG